CATGTGATAGGCAAAGCGCCGTCCAATCGTGTCGAACTCGACGCCACACCGCACGCTGTTTGCGCCGGTCCCGCCCGAGTTCTTGTCGGAGGGAACATATTCGGCTTCGAGCACCTGGATTTGAAGTGGCACCGAGAGGCCGTCCTGCAGCTGGCGCACCCGAAGGCGCGAGAACACGTCGCCGCCTTCAATCATGGACCGCACGGCCAGCGACTGCAGGCCGTAAAAGTCCAGCCGCCCTTCGGCATCCGCCTCATCGGTCCACTCGAGAAATGCTGCTGCCAACTGCTTGTTGAACTCGGCGTCAGGGGTCGAAAACTGCGGCTTGATGCCGGTGCCCACGATGTTCGACACTAGGGTTTCGACGCCGGCCTCCGCGTATCCCATCTGTCGAACCGCATCGCGGGAACGCGCCCGCAGCGTGTCGACTGAATCGGAGAGCACTGCATTGGGCCCGGCAGTGGGCGCCGACCATTTGACGAGACGTGGCGACCGGCTCGCGGCGCCATAACCGGCGCTCGCCGTCACCGGCCGAACATAAAGGCTGGTGCCCTTCACCCGAAAACGAACCGGCGCACCCATCAACGAAGCCCCTTCGAGGTCATGAATCGCACTTGGCGGATGCGGCGGGAAGTGAGGCCGGCCGCCGCGGCAACCTCGTTCTGCATCATGCGCAGCGTCTCGCGCATTTCATCGAGGCTGCGATATGTGACTTCCCGATCGACGAACCGGACGCGCAGGGCGCCGGTGCCGATCGCGCGCTTGAGCGCATCGATGTCGGTCTGGGTGAAGGCCATGATGACGCCTTAGCGTGAGAGAAACGAGGATCGTGCCACACGCACCTTGGGACGGCGCGGCGCAGTCTGCGATTTGGCGACAGGCTGTTGTGCCGCTTCAGGCTCCGAAACGGCAGATGCGTCCGTTTCGGCGACAATTTGAGGCGCGGTGAACTCGGGGCGAACAACATAGGGGTTGTTCTGCGGAGGAGCCGCCCAGGCGGGCGGGCGCGCCCAATTGATCTTTTCCGCCTTGAGCACGATGACGAGGCCGCGTGCTTGCACCGCCAGGTCGAGCGTTTCGTTGCGCAGCCCGCCCTTGCGCTTTTCCCAACCCTTTTCGGTCCGAACCTCCGCACAGAACTCTTCGAATTGCGCGGTGCTGAGGCCTTCGGGCAGATGGTAGGCATTGGGCCCAGGATGGCGCCGGGTCAGTGCCAGACCGACTTCGTCCTTCAGGAGATCGGTCCCGAGCTGGACGATCCGCAAATCGGTGCGCCGCTTCTGGCGCGTTCCCAGCACCTTTTCCGGAGCCGCGTATACCGCACGCTGGCGGTCGAGCCCACCACGGCCCTTGGAGAGATAAAACCGGTTGCCCAAGCCCAGTTTGCGAACGGCGCGATAGAACTTATAGGCATTGCCCGTCACGCCCGGCGCACCCGCCGAGTCCACGATCAACGCCCGAGGCAGCATTGCCAGCCCGTCGCTGCCTGCGATCGGAAAGGCCCGATCGAATAGCGGCAACAAGGCATCCCAATCTTCGGCGAACCGGCCGGGATCGATGGCCCGCTTACCCTCACCCGTCGGCGCCAACGTGATGTCGAACCGATCGATCAGCCAATGCTCGAGCTCCGGCCCCCAGGCTTCTACTGACACCGAAAAATACGCGCCATTGACGTCGATCTGCACGGTAATGAACCGTGTCGCCGCCGGTGCAACGCCCATCGGATAGCGTTCCGCCTGCTGCCGCAGCGTTTCGGCGACCAGCCCGTCCCCGACGACGCGGATCATCGGCACGTGCGGGCGGCCCTGGTCGAGATTGACCGTGGCTTTCAGCTTTGTTTCATCGCCGCGCGATTCAAACTCGGCCCGGGCCTCAAGGTAGCGTGCGACGATCTGATGCCAGCTCTGCATGGCGGCAATCGGCCCTTCGCACCACCAGGAAGCGGTATCGCTGTCCCGTATCGCGGTATCGCCGAACTCGCAGACATCCTGCCCGTCGCTGGTTTCGTGGAGCCACTTGCCGCCCTTGTTGAGGGCCGGTTTATGGTCGGGGCCAATGACGCACCCGGAGGGGCAGGCCATGAATACCGTGCGCGCGCTTTCGTTCGGGGAAGAGCGGGTCTCCCACTGCAGCGTGTCCATCAACGGCTGGAACCACTCGCCGCAATGCGGGCACCGCCAATAGAATTTTCCGCGTGTCCCTTCATTGAAAAGCCCGAGTATGCCGCCGCAGGGCGGCGCTTCGTGCAAGGTCGACGGCTCCCAGTCGTCGCGCTCGACCAATCGTCCAGGCGAACTCTCGGCGACGGCGATGCCGAGCGAACCGGCGTGCTGGGTGCGTTTGCGGGCGAGGAACCAGGCATCCCCTTCCCCGTCGATGTCGTCGGGGAAACGATCATAGTCCGTGAGCAGAACGGTTTGATATTCGTTCTGACTGAAATAGCCGATCACCGGCCATCGAATTTGCAAATCCATGCCACCGGCGAACCGCTTTTCATGGATGTTGTCGGCACCCCGTCCTGTCAGCTGGCGCTCGCGCAGGGTCGGATTGGCGCGCAGCAACGGTCCCAGCTTGCGCTCGGAGAACTGCTTGGCGCTGTCCTGCGTCTGGCACACCACCAGCGTTTCGCGTGGCCGGCAGACAATCCCATGGCCGATTGCATTGACGATCAGGGCTTCGGACTTCGCCGTACGCGCCGGGCCGCAAAACACCACACCGCTATACTTGCGGGAGGTGATGGTGCTCGCCGGCTCCGTCATATAGGGCGCGAAATCATTGCTCCATTTACCGTCAAAGGTCTTGCTCGACAGTTTTCGCCCGCCCGGACCTTCCGCCCATTCCGGCACGGTGATGCGCCGCTGCGGCCGCAGCGAAGGCAGAGTGTCGAGCACCAGCTCGACCGGATCGCAAAACTGCGGCGGCGGCAGGTCTGGCAGAAACCGGCGCCAGGCTTCGGTGTCAGGCATCGAAGAGGTCCCGTCTCAAAAATTCCGCACCGCGCTCCGGCCGGTCGCGCCAGTAGGCTTCGATCCTTGAGGCCATCTCGTCGAGGATGCCATCACAGATTTCGACCAGGGCATCGATCGCCTTGGGCGGCAGATCGGGATGATCGCGCTCGATCCGATCCGGCGCCACGTCGAGACCGTCCCGCACCAGCGACATCAGCGCATCGAGCGTTTCCTTCACATCGGCGCGCTGCAGCAGCTTGTTTCGCTGCGCCTCGAGCTGCTCATGCGCCAGCTGAGCGGTGAGGATTTCGCGGCGCTGCTTCGGATCAAGCGCCTCGATAGAATCGCCATTGCGGCCACCGACCAGGGCGAGGCGCATTGACGAGATCGCATCCCGCGCCGCCTGCGTCCGCAGCTCTTCCGACTTCTTCCGCGCTTCGTTCCAGGCAAAGCAATGCGAAAGGCGCAGCTCATAGGGCTTGCCGTTCCGCCCGTGTTCCTGCACCGGCATCCCCGCGCCGATCCAGGCACTGACCGTATTGAGCGAAGTGCCCAACGCCTCGGCCAACTCTTCCCGATTGAGCACCGCATCGGGCACCCCATCCGGCAATGGGTGCCGATCGAGCAGAGCGTCGATATCGACTTCCATGCTCATCGGCAGTCCCAACAACAACAATCATGTGAAAAATCAGTATCTTGCACCACATTCCAGGCACTTGCCCTGCGGTGCCGAATTACCCGTGGGCTGGCCGACGCCCCAGGGGCCCCGTCGACCGGTCACCGGGCCGTGGCCATGGCCTTGGCGATGGCGGCTTCGATCTCGCGCCGGACATTGTCGCGGGCGATGCCGCTGACCCGCTCGACGAAGCGGAAGCGCGGCTTGTATTTGGCCGAGGTCTCGTAGGCGACGAGGAGCTTGAGGCTCGCCTTGGCCTGCGCACCCTTGCGCTTGCGCCCGCCAGTCTTGAGACGACGGTAGATGCCGGGCGGCAAATGCCGCGAGCGCGCATCCTTGCCGCTGGCGAAGAACACATCCTCGCGCGCCCGGGTGCGGGCGATCGAGCCCTTCGGAATATTTCCGAACCGGTTCAACCGCTGGCCAACCGCCAGCGTGATCGGCTTGCCGGGCATCGGCTGACGCGTGCCGCCCGTCTCCTGCATCTCCAGATACTGGGCCTGCACCTCGCGAACGAAGACGCGGGCCTCAAGCTTTGCCTTGCTCGCCGGCTGGAACGAGATGCCGCGTTGGGTGAACGGTGTAGGCCGGTCGAAGATCGTGGGCAGTTGCCCCTGCATCTTCTCAGAGGCAAAGCGCGCCGTACTGGTCAGGCCAAGGGCAATGCCGAAGCGAAGGTTCTTGGAAACGCGGCTGCGCATAGCCGCAACCTGAGCCTCCAGCTCACCCACGACGATACTTCCCATTCACCGCAAGTGGCAAAGGTCTCTTTCCATCGAAAGCCATGCATGGTTCCTTCGGTGCTTTCAAAGGAGAGGCCAATGCCCGCAGCCGCCAAGATTGCCATCGCCACCGTCGCCCTTGGGGTGTCTGGATTCATTCTCGACTCCCTGACCAATGGAGGCCACTGGATCGTCTGGGCGGTATTGGGGGCAATCTACGGGATCGTTTGCTATCCCTGGTTCCAGGCGATGAAGAGCCCTAAGTGACCAGCCATCCTTCAAGCGAAGAACCTTTGGCTATCCGCATGGCAGAGCCGGCGCGGTGCTGGTCAGAAAACAAAAAGGCCCGCCGAAGCGAGCCTAGTATGGCTACCGATGATTTTGGCAACATAACTGTTTAATGCTGAAAGTGTTCACCATAGTCAAGGCCCTTTGCGCGCAGTCAGGTTGAAGTGGACGGCCAAGTCGTCAAGGACCTCCAACAACTGCTGGCGCACATTGCCAGCCGCCTTGCCTCCAGCGCCGGCGACTTGTCGCAAGGACTGGTCATGCACCACGACACGCTCGATGAGACTGGATCGGCCCATACCCAGATACCGCACGGCCTCGCCATACTCAGCCCGCGCCCATTCGCCGAACTCCAACACATCTGCGCCGCTGCCTGAGATGTCGACCCGCACGCGCGTATAGTCCGTCGCCCTGGTGCTGCCGATCTGGGCCTGGTCCCACAGACGGCGATAGCGCGCCGCAGCTTCCTCCTGCAATGCGCTCCGCCCCTTGATGCGCGCCAAGCCGCCGATCAGCTCGACGAGGTTGACCGTCGCCTTGACCTTGCCGACATCGGGACCGCTGCGCGTCCGGCGCAGATGATAATACTCGGCATCCGAAATCGCGGGATCGAGCACCATGCGCGACCCGATGATCCGCGCCCTGATCTCACCAGCTGGCTCCATCTTCATCTTTCCAAGCCTTTCTCGCTGCTTTGTCATCGCGCTGACCCCGCAAATCGGCGCGGTGCGTCGCGCTCCAGTGACGCCAGCAATGAAGGCATACCGGCGCCACGCCTCGTCATCTCGTCGGCAATCGCTACGCGCCAGTGCTCCTCGGTAAGGTTGG